TTGTTTGATCTGCTGTCCCAAATCTTGAATTAAAAGTAACATCTTGAAAATTAAAATCAGTTGTAGCTGGACTAGATGAGCTTGCTGTAGATTTTAATATTGGTGTGTCATTGAGAAAAACGTCTTTTAAATAAGCATTTGTATAAGCAGTTGATGTTTTATCTGTTATACCTTCTTTTGATGCAGATGCACTTCCTTCGATCTCTCCTTCACTTATAAGATCAAGAAAAGTTGCAAACTGTTTACTGTGTAAAGTATCAGGGGTTCTTGTCGGTTGTCTTGGGGGTGGTGGACTTGGCCTACCTCCAGCACCACGAATAATTTTTCTTTTATCCGTCATACTTGTACTTGCTCCGTATCAATGCCTCCAGAGATTACCACTGAGCCAGTCACAATTTCCCCGAATACCAAAGGGACTGGAGTACCCGCCCTATGAGTCTGCTGCGTCCCACTAAAACTAAAAGAAAGTCTGGGGTCTTGTTCAGAACTAAATTCAGGCATTTTAGGTACTGGAAATAACATACCACTAACACCACTTAGAACTAAAGATGCACCAATACCAAAAGCTGCTTTTGCTCCAAGAGAGGCCGCAGCAAAACCTCCACCACCAGCACCAAAACTTATAGCACCAGCACCGAAAGCACCGAAAGCACCCATTGAAACAGCTATCAAAGCACCACCAAGTAAAACTCTTCCTAAATTACCTCCAGCACCTTGTATTACAGGTACAAATTTTATTTCTGATTGTCCAACAGGAAAATGTAACTGTTCAGTATCTATTTCTTGTTCATCAACTAAAACCCTGTAATATCTATTTGCCATATAATTCTCTAATTTTGGAAAATTATTAATTAAAAAGCTGACAGCTTGTGCCGTTGAATTTACTGCTACATCAAACTCCTTATGACCTATGACCTTTGCCAGATCGCCATATAATTTAACTTTCTTGAGCATAACGTAACCTCATGCCAGTGCATTTAAGGAGCCATTGATTGTATGGCTCTTTACAAGATATTCTATCTGCTAAATGGTGCAATACATCACCATCTAAAAAAATGGCCACATGATTTAAACCAGCCGATCCAATAGACATCAATAAAGCATCTCCGTTTTTAGAAGCTTCATCTGGTCTCAACTCTTTAAAACCAGTTTCCGAGAAACAACTTTCAAATAATGGATTATCTAAAAATTCTTGTGGTGTAGTAGGTCTGTCCCAATCTTTTAATATAATATTTAATTCTTCTTTGTACCAATCTCTCACTAAACTCCAGCAGTCAGTCACACCCCAGACCCATGGCCTTCCAATTAAAGGAGGTTTATAGCCACAAGGCTCATAATATCCCCATTTTTCTGTTTTAGGATTGACAATATACCAAGGAAGATTACTTCTCTCACAAGCAATTTGATCTGCCTGACTAGCAATAGGAGGTGTTACAGGGTGGCTATGTACTATAGCTGTAATCTCTCCTAAATTATCTGCTAAAACATAATCCTCTGGGTCAATAATAAAACATTGATGTGCTGTCATTGATAAATTATGACAAGGATAATATCTTTCTTTACCTCTAATATTTAACAATAGACCACATGACTCTTTTGGGTCTTGGTCTTTCGCATGAACCAAAGCATCTTGCTTCCAACTCATATTCTTATACGACCAATACTAGGAAAATCTTTTCTGGTGCATTGACGTTTTGGAGCACGAACACCAGCAAGATCTATTGGGGCAGCAAGCTCAAAACTCACAGCGTCTCTTGTTTCAGATGCTTTTCTATCTATTGAATATATTTCTTGAGGAAATTCAGCATTTGGGTCTGGTGTTCCATAAGGGTTTACTCCTCCAGCAAAGTTAACAGCATCAAGAAACTTTGCGAGTGTTCTTATCCTAGTGACTGTTGCACCTGTTAAATCATTACCAGTTGTTGTTTCATTTACAGTTAGAAGTATTGATGTAATGGTTCCAAGTGCATTACTTACAGTTAATGTCGGTCTTGGGATTTGACCTTTCTGAAAAGCAAACCCATCAGCTTCAATAGGAAATCTTTGATAAGAATTACCAGCCCAAACAATTTCACTATTTGAATTTAAACTTGATCCAGCGTGAAATCTGTATGTTTGTGCAGAGCCATGTAAAGCCGCAGTTGTTGTAAGTGTAAAAAGCTCAATTATTGATGAAGGGTTTATCCCTTGAATATCGCTAATAACACTAGAACTCATGGCTCAAAAACCTCTCTAAATGTGCAACTTAATTTAGCTCTATTGTTGTAAGGTATTGATTTTGTCCAGCTTTCACAGACGTATTGACCAGCCCCAGAAACAGTAACTGTAACATTACCACTGTTAGTTGCACTTGCAGCAGCAGTTGTAGTGAAAGTATTTTGATCTGCGGCAGAGGCCACAATAAAAGTTCCATCAGTGGCAGAGCCTGTTGTGAAGTCAAGAGTTACAGTTTCACCTACCGCTATGCCATGATTTGTCACAGTCATAGTAACAGTTGTCCCAGACTGACTGTAAGTGCCAGTTTTTGATATTCCCTCTGCTGGTGGAGTAAAAGTAAAGCTTGCTTGATCGTTTGCCCTACTATCAAGAAATGCCTCTATAACATCTGATTCGGTTTCGGTAACATCAAATATCAAAGAATAAATTTTAGGATTTTGATGGCTTGCCAGTCCAAAGAGAATCCTGTGTTCATATCCGTCCATAAAACGAACAAGTCTTTTATTTGGATTTGATCTTTTTGAAAAACCTGCATAGGTTGGATCAATAGAGGGAAATGTGGCCATTATGCAAGTAAACCTCCAGCACGTTTCTGATTTATTATCTCTGCTTGTATAGCAGCAGCAAGGGCAAGACCAAATTGCTTACTGTTATTTTCATCAGCATCAACACTTGCTCCACCATCTACATCAACATTAACAACAATATTATTTGTGGTTCCTCCCATCTTATGATTTGGGATAATTGTACCAGCAGTTGATGGAACAAATAGTTCTGGCCCTCTTTCTCCAACTACTGAAGGTCTCCCTACTGGTGGTCTACCACCATTTGCAAAGGTTGGCAAAGAAGCAAAAGGTCCACCAAAAGATGATAATAAAGTATTGATTCCAAGTCTTAAAAGTTGAGATGAAATATCACTCAAAATGCCCCTTGCAGCTTCGCCCAGAGATTTTGTTCCCTCTATTGCTCCGACTAAAGCATCAGAAACACCTGTAGCGATGCTATTTCCAATTTCATCAAAAGCATTTTTTATTCCTTTTGTACCTTCAACAACCCCCTCCGTCAGTTTATTTGTTCCTTCTAAAGTGTTGTTAATTTCTTTTCTTTTTTGAGCCTCGGCAACTAAAGCATTTGTTTTTGTTTCAGTTAGTTCAAAATCTTTCTGTTTTAATTTTTCTGTTTCAATATTTTGTTTTGTTAGTTCTGCAGTTCTTTCTTTAAAAAATTGTAAAGCGTCTTTATTTTTAATTTGACCAAAAATGTTACGTTCCAAAGCATCATCACCAAATTTTAATTTTGTTAATCTTTCTGCGTCTGTTCGAGCTTGGTTTTCTGCACCTAATACACCTCCAAGTCCAATCTTTCCTATATTTTGAAATCTTTTAAAAACGTTATCAATTGCCTGAACTGCTTTTGTCGCTTGATCAAGAACAAATTTTATTGAAGGCCCCAAAATATCACCAATTGTTCTTGCAAGAGTCTGGACTGAATCAATAAGCGTAGATAATTTACCATTTAGAGTTGTGGCTTGTTTGGTTGCTCCTCCAAAGAAAGCTCCACCTTCACTTGTTAAATTTATCAATGCTTGGTTGACAAGATCAGCACCAATTTTTCCTTTACGCATCGCAGCCTCGAATTCCTCACCTTGCAATCCTGTTATCCGTTTAAGTTCGGTTGTTATATCAACTCCTCTTTCTAATAACTGTAATTCTTCTTCTCTTTGCAATTTGCCTTTTGCTCTTATTTGTCCAAAGGCAGTCGCAATGCCAGAAAGGTCAGCACCAGTTGCACCAGCGACGTTTGCAAGTCTTTTTGTGGAATCAACAAGCTCTTCCGTTTCAAATCCAAAGGCTTTGAGCCTTTTTGTTTGCTCTATCAGCTCGCTACTTGTAAATGGCGTTACAGCACCAAACGCCTGAAGGTCAGAAATTATTTGATTTGTTTCTGCAAGAGAACCTGTTAAAACTTCTAAACTTTTTCTTTGAGTTTCTAGTTCGGCTGTCTGAACAAAAACAAATCTTGCGGCAGCAATTGCAGCTAATGCTTTTAACAAAGGAGCAATCGACCTAGTAAATGTTCGCACACCACCAGCAGCAGCTCTTGCAGATCTTCCATTATTTCTAAATGATCTGCTTGACTTATCTAATCTATTTTTTAATTTATTTGTATTATTTGCAAGTGTCTTTGTTATTCTGTCTGTTTGCTGCAAAGGTCTAATTGCATTTTGTGCGTCAACTATTAATCTGACTGTTGATTGTGCCACAAATACAAATAACCTTTATTATATACTACCTTGTTTTGTTCTTTTGACGATTCATTTCTTGTTTTTCTCTTTCATTCTTGATGTCAAAGTAAGCTGCCCAATGAATAAGCTCCTCTTCAGTTATTGATTTTCTTAATTCAATTAAAGTTTTGCCTAATTCTTTTGCGAGAAAAAACTCAAAATTTAACCAGTTATCTCGCTTGATTCGTTTTTTACTGAATCGTAATTAACCTGAATATCCATCATAAAAAGCTCAAGATCATTTAAAACAGATTCAGGTAAAAAGCGTTTTAAGTTTTCTGCATCGGCAGAGGCGAATGCTTTTGTACCATCTTCATTTTGTGCAATTTGACAAAGCAATCTAGTTGATATTGCAAGTGCTTCATCAGTACCAGTTGCAGCTTGTGCTTGTATTCTGTCAAATCTTGTAAGTGGTGGAAAATATAATTCTTTTAAAAGTTCTCCATTTGGCTTTTTGAGTTCATATTTTCTTCTTGAGGTCATAACATCACTGAAAGCCTCAGTGATAAGATCAACGGTTCTTTTTGTTGGCATAAGGGTTTTTTAGATTACCCTAATATACTATATAGCTGAAGTGATAGCACCATTAGTGATAAACGTAATGTTCACCTCTTGAATCTCACCAAGAGTTGCACCATATTCTGCATTTGTGATAATACCAGCAAAACCAATCTTTTTAGCTGATTGTGCAGAGTCAGGAAACAGCTCAAATAATGCATCACCAGCATCACCAGTCACAAGAACATCATCAATAAATGCTTGATAATCTGAGTTGCCTGATGGATTATAAAGTAAGGTTGCAGAACCCTCGCCAGATATGAGACCACCAATGAAAGATTTTGATGTGTCGCCCATCTTTGTAGTTTCCATCGTGTCTTTAGTAACAGACAATGACCATGCTCTCAAATCTGAAATGTCGGCTTCCGTACCGCCAGCATTTTCAAACATGATTTTTCCTACATCACCTTTAACAGCCATAACAAAAAAAAGTATTTATTTTATATTAACCTTTTTCTGACTTTTTCACATCTTTTTTTGATTTTTGTTGTTTCTCCATATATCTCTTACATCTATTATCCCAATAGTTTGCTTCTCTTCTTCCTTTCACAGCTTCGATAGCATCGAGCATTTCCTCTGTTACAACAAGTTTTGGCATGATTAAAGTTCCTCATAAATTTCAAATGTAATCCTTAATTGAGTTTGAAACTTACCTTCTGGACTTGAAGCCAAAACCTCTGGTCCAATTGGAGAGTCAAAGATGACATCTGAAACAGTTATTTTATTGTAGAGGTCACGTAGCCTTTTGCCAATCGTAAAGTTTGCCCCTGCACCGATTCCTTCCTCTGTAAAAATATTTAAAACAACTAAGCCAACAACCAAATTTACTCCCCCTGCTAAATATCTGCCTGATCCAAAACTTGTTAAACACTGAACAAAGGTGTCCTCAGTCGTAGAATCAAAAGCCATGTTATTAAATATCACAGGAATAGCAGGACTTGATGCAAGCTCGGTTGCTAGTCTGCCTTCGATGGTTGATCTGACTGTGTTTAAATCAATTGCAGCCATTATGCACTCCTAAATTGATCTGAAATATATTGTTCCAGTTGCTTTGCAATAAGCTCTGGATATCCCTTAATTGTATTTTGTCGAGTTCTGTATTTGTTGCCCCAACTTTCTGGCAGGTTAGTTCCATAAGCAACAGGCTCTGCATATTCGACATTTGTAAAAACCTCTCCCACAAATGGTTCAACTTTATTCTGAAATGAATTTCTTAAGTTTCCAGTATCAACAGGAGTAAACTCTTTAATATCTTTTTCTGCTTTTAAAGTTGCCTTCCTTACGGTATTAATAACTTGTTGCTCAAAGTGATCACCAATTCCTGACAGCCTAATTTCTCTAGCCATAATTACCTCAGTACAAGATCAAAACTTACTGGAATGTTATTTTGCTCATTTATTGTTACTTGAATAATTTTAAATTCAACGCTGCTTATAACAACTCGGTCTTTGGTTGTTGGTACAAAAGTAAGATCGCCAGCAGATATTGTTAGAATCTTATCTTGAGACTCAATGAGATCGTTAACTTCTGATCTTGAAACATTACTTAAAACGCCCTTAATAGTTGTATCTGAAGTCGACTCGGTTATTGCACCAGTTGTTGTGTTATAAGTGCCAGCAGTAACCTGTCGAATAGTTACATCTCCTCCAAGTTTGCTCAGAGTCTTTGATGCAGCTTTTTTAAGAGCGTTTGCAAGACTCATAATGAATAAGCAATAACAGTTCCACTGTCGAGTTTGACGCTAGTTATCACACCGCAAATTTCAGCAGTTGATTTAAATTGCAAGGAAGTAAGATCTCCTGTGATATTCTCAGCAGCTAAGGTGTTAATAACAGAATCTTGTAATGCAACAACTTTACCAAACCTTCCAGTATGGGCTGCTGTATCATTAATAATTTTTGCTGCTGGATATTCGTATCCGTAACCCATTTTCATGACCTCTTGATTTGTAAGTTTGCTC